AGCATCGCTAGAGTGTCACCTAATCCTGTCACGCCGAGCCCGGTTCGTCGGCCGTCAAGCGCCGCCTTGCGGATCTTCTGCCAAAGCTCAAGCTCAACTCGCTTAGTGTCCTTTGACTCAGGATCCTTCTTAATCTTCTTGATGATGCGATCGACACACTCAATCTCAAGATCGATCAAGTCGTCCATCAACCTTTGAGCCTTCTGCGCGTGAGAGCTGAATAGTTCATAATCGAATCGTGCATTATCCTCGAAAGGATTTTCAACAAAAGAGGTCAGGTTGAGGAGCAGCAGACGGCAGCTATCGTAAGCAGATAGTGTAATCTCACTGCACGGATTGGTGCTGATGGTGTGAAAACCCTGGTCCTTGTAGATCTGCGCGGGTGTGTAATTAAGAACGTTGTCCCAAAAGAGAAGGCCGGGTTCAGCTGCTCCGTGAGCTGACTCAATTATCTGGTCCCAGATATCGGATGCAGAAGCCTGCTGGGTTACGACCCTTTCCTCTTCGGGCTCAACTGGGAAGCGTAACTCGTAGTCAGTATCATTCTCGACAGCCTTCATGAACTCGTCAGTTAGTCGGATCGAGATGTTAGCACCGGTGACCTTTGATAGATCACGCTTAATGTTGATGAATGTCTCAATGTCTGGGTGGTGAATTGAGATGGTGAGCATCAGAGCTCCTCGTCGGCCGCCCTGTGCTACCTCCCGACAGGAGTTGGAGAATCGCTCCATGAAGACGCCGATGCCGTCAGTCGTCTTGGCAGCATTGGAGGTTCGCAACCCTCTTGGTCGGATGGAGGAGATATCAAATCCAACACCTCCTCGACGCTTCATGATCTGCACTTGCTCCTGATCTGCTTTTAGGATACCCCCGTAAGAATCCTGCGGGTTATCTACAACAAAACAGTTGGACAGAGATTGAATCTGGTGTGGGTTACCAATACCTGACATGGGTGATCCCTGCGGTACAACGTATTTAAAATCCTTGAGAAGGTCGTAGATCTCACGCTCAGGCATGGCATTGTCATACTTGCCTTCAATGCGAGCGAACTCGCGAGCTAGCCGCCTGTGCATCTGGTCAGGATTTGTCTCGAGAAAGTTTCCCTGGTCGTCTTGCAAAGCATACTTCGTGGCGAACACAGAAGCTGCTAGCTCATCTCCCTTGAAATACTCTAAGCTCTCCGAGAAAACGTCATCATAGGTTGCCATCTTCTACGACTTACCTTCTTCCTTTTCCTTATTATCTTTTACTTCAACTCTGCTTACTTGTTTCCACTTTTGTTGCAAAAGATGTTTCAAGTCGCCTTCATTCTTTTTCTTTGCGTCCATGAAGGTCATTTCTTCTGAATTTTCTAATATACTAAACCTGCTCATTGCCGTATTGAGCTTTACAGGAAATACGATTCCGTCACGTCCTGCGCGGTTCTTAGCGATATAGAGGCGCCCAAAGCCTTCAGCTTTTTCCGCGGGCTTACGAGATATGGAGATTACAACATCTGCAACTTGAGCTTTACCGTAAGATTCTGACATGTTTTCCAGGCCTACAATATCAGAGTTGGCTGAATCTCTGTTGGACTGGGATGCTGTCCAAATGGGCATGGCTTTTTCCATAGCCAGGTTGCGAAGATCTTCATAGACCTTCTTAAGCTCGTGCCTCATTGAGTCATACTGGCGGGATGACCTCATGATGTCGGCGTAATCGATGATCAGAACATGAGGAATAAATCCTTTTAAGCTTAGCTTTTCTATGTGGGATCGAAGTGTCTGGACCGTTGCAGTTCCTGTTGGATACTCCTTGATCATCAGCTTTCCAAGGTCTTCCCCTCTTTCCTTGTAGTATTCGATGACTTCGTCCTTGCGATCCTGAACTTCGTTGCTAGGGATCTGGCAAAGGTTGGAATCGTAACGAAGGCCCGTGCCTGTCTCAGTAAGCTCAAAGGTGTAATGTATTACGTTAAATCCTGCGCGCAAAGCTGCGCAACCGAGATTTACCAGCATGTGTGACTTTCCAACTCCTGTAGGTGCTGTAATGACACCGATCTCACCTTTTCCTAACCCACCATTGAGGATATCTTTCGCATCAATCTTGTCAATGCCCGTTGGAATAGGCGATCGACTAACTCGAACAAACCGAGCTTCCATATCCTCAAAGAAGTCGTGCCCAACGGAGGGCGTGGTACCAACTGACAGCGCATTTCTCATCAGATCCATCACCGAGTCGAACTTATCGACTTGAATGAGGTCAACTGCTTCTTCTAGTGCGCCACGGAAGGCCTGCTTACGACAGAAGTCGAGAGCCTTATCCTTGACGTATTCCAAGTCTCCCATGTTGGGATTGTGGCGGATACGCTGGAGATACTCAACGATCTGGTCGCGGAGGATTGTATCATTACCTGTCTTCAGGTCATCACGAATGATAGAGACAAGAAGAGGAAGGGTTGGGAAATCCTTGTATTTCTGGTGGTAAGTGAAGTATCGATCCGCCAGGAACCTAAGATACTTTAGGTCAAAGAACTGGGTGTTGATCACCTCAGCCATTTGTTCTGCCCACATGCTGTCTGTGAGGAGCCCTTGAACGATTTTTTCTTGGAAGTCTTTTCCATAAGACGCGAATGATATACCGGACTCTTGTGCCACGTAGAACCTCTTAATCTAGGTAAGTAAAGCTAAGGAAAAGCGATTCGACGTCAAAGTTTTGGATGCCTTCGGCAATCAGATCTCTCATCATCCCGATCTTATTCCCCTTTGGTTCAAATGTATCTACGATTTGTTCGATTTGATTCACTTGACCCGCCGCTAAATTTCGCGAATCTAAATATGTCAGGCGCCAGTTACGTTCCAAGATGTCAAAGTTGTCTGCTATCTCTCGGTAGATCTTAATTTTTCCCTCTGCGTGAGCAGACGCATACTCAAATATTTTTTTGATATCAGCTTCTTCGTCTTCTGCAAGGAAGGAAAATCTTTTAGACATTGTCTTGTAGCCGGCACCCTTGATCCCGGCGATGTTGTCAGAGCTATCACCGACTGCCGCTTTAGCGACGCAGTAGTTGCTAGCGCTTACGCCTAAAAGCTCAGGAATGTGATCGCGAGTTACGATCTCTTTGCGACCTAGACGAAAGATCCTTGTATTGTCATTTAAGAGCTGGTAATAATCTTGATCTGAGGACACTATAACTTTGGGTAGATCACGTAGTTTGTACTTGCAGAGATATCCAATGACGTCGTCGCCCTCACAGTCACCTACATAGAGCTGACAGATTGGCATCTTTTTCATCATGCTAATCAAAGTAGCAATCTGGCTATTTCGATTCTGCTGAGTGTCGGGAATGTCCTGCTCGTAGAACTTGTTCATGCGCGCCGGCTTTTTACCCTTCTTATATTCCGGGTAGATGGCCCTTCTCCTAGAAGAACCTCCGCCTTCCCACACGACGTAGATCTGCCTAGGGCTAAAGCGATCGATGATGTTACGCATCGACTTTAAGAAACCGACCACACCCCCGACGTGATGACCGTGCTTGCTAATCGACGGATTGGCCGAATAGACACGCAGAAATAGGTTCATCGCGTCGAAGATGAGGACAGGTCTATCTTCCAGAGGAGCCAAAACCTTTACTACCTCGCTCAGATGTGCGCACAGTATCCGCTTCTATGAAGCATGTTTTGTTGCTCATAGTTTTTGCATGGACCTCATAGACGACAATCTGGGCAACTCTGTCACCCTTCTTGAACTCGTAAGGAGTATCTCCGCCGTTATAGAGCATCACACCCATCTCTCCCCGGTAAGTCGGGTCGATTATGCCACCCACCGGGAAAACACAGTGCTTGCTAGCTAATCCACTTCGACCCTCGATCTTGAGCAAGATCTGGCTGTGGATGTCGTTAGCAAAAGGATTCTCAGCTAGAATCAAACCCGTAGGTGCTACTGCAACTTTTCCAGGTTGAATGATGCCGTCTTCAACTGCCGCAAGGTCCCATCCCACATCACCAACTTTTTGGCGTGGGATTACTGCGTCTGGATGTGTCTTTTTTACTTTGATGTATAGGCTCAACTTAGATCATTCTCCGCCAAATCCATTGCAACTGCTCGAACTTCCTCGTAAGAGTCGGTGTCAAAGTCAGGATTGCCCTGAAACTTCTTTACCAAGATGTGTTCCAGCATCAACTCAATATGCGGGCTATAGTCAGGACTCTTAAGTAGATCTTCCATGCCACTCTTGGTGAACTTCTTCTCTACTAAGACTTCTCCGGTCTTTTCATCAGAGACCGACAGCGTCTTCCAGGCACCTGAACCTTCAATTGAGTATGTCTTTCCATCTACAGTTACATCTTCAGAAGATCGCAGTAAATCGGTGACTTGCTCATGCTCTTTGACACCCACGCCGAAGTGGATCTCAAACTGACAAGTCCTGAACGGTGGCGCTACCTTGTTCTTGATAGATTTTGCTGACACATTAATGCCGACAACATCACCGTCTTTGTTTTTGATAGGCGAGCCGGCGCCCAGCTTAATTCGTACAGACGAGTGAAAAGGAAGTGCCATACCACCCGGCGTAGTTGTAGGATCTCCATACATTACACCGATCTTCGTTCTCGTCTGGTTCAAAGCGATAAAGAGCGTGTTCGTGTTTCCAATGACTTGCGTAATCTTGCGCATACCCTTCGAGATGGCGCGAGCTTGCAGACCTATGGAGTCCTTATCATAGTCACCTACAAGCTCCGCTTTGGGGGAAGATGCAGCGACTGAATCCCACACAATGGTGATAGGAACCTTTTTATTTAAGCCCCTTGCCTTGGCGATTGTGGACTCAGCAACAGCAAATACTTCTTCGGTGCAAGCAGTTTCAATGAAGACGAAACGCCTGGAAACATCGATGCCTAGTAACCCCAGGTTTTCCACCGAGGTGCCGTTTTCCGTGTCGATATAAACCACAACACCGCCCATCGCCTGCGTATTGCGGGCGATTTGTAGGGCGATATGTGATTTACCGATCGAAGGAGGGCCGAAGATTTCTACGATCCTGCCACAAGGAAGTCCGCCTCCCTTACGATTAGCAACAATGTAATCCAGCTGTCGGATGCCTGTCGACACCCAAGCCTTCACGTGAGTTGGCGACTCATCAACACTGAGATTGTAAGCAATTCTGCTTCCGTGATCTTTGTTCAGTGACTTGATGAGATCCGCTGTGAAGTCGTCAGAAACTTTTGACTTTCTTCCTGCGGGTTTCTTTGCCATCTCTTCTCCTAGTCGTCGCCGAGTAGATCAGCGAACGCGTCATCGAGCGAAGTGTATGACTTCGACTCAGTGGTGGTCTTGGTAGTGCTTTCAGTAGCGGGAGCACTTGTAGTCGTAGTCTTAGTGGAGGACCCTCCGGTCATGCCGTCATCATCTGCTGACGAAGATCCGTTGAGCCAATCATTGACCTTCTTCTCAATCTCTTCATAGGATTCGAGCTTGTAGATCTCGTCCAAGTTGGGAATATTGGAAGTCCACTCCTCGATCTTCTTGGCGTCGGAGTTAAGTTTGCTGACCTTACCTCGAGGCATCACAGATGTCTTGGCCCAGTTTTGTCCAGGAGGCTTAGACAGGGTAACCTTGATGTCACGACCTTCGAGTGGGTCAGTGATATCACCGTAGTCAGGATCAAGCATGATGTTGAGGATGTCCTGATACACCATCTTGCCGAACGACCACAACTGGACGCCCTTATCTTCTTCGCCGCGGACGACGACAGGCGCGTAGCCGCGCATCTTTGGATAGAGGCGCTTGCAGAGCTCAGCCGACTCGGGCGAGCCTTCATCACGAAGCTTGTTGATTAGCTCCTGAATGGGATCAGGCTTACCGAACTGCTTCGGTGCCAGAATGCCTCGGTTCTCACCTACATTGTAGTAGAACCAACGCTCTTTAAAGGGTTGCCCGTCGTTATCAGCAAAGGGCACAATCCGAATGGTATGCTCACCCTCTTCTGGGCGCCAAAAGGCAGAGCCTCGACGTCCGTTGCCAGAGAGTTGAGCAACCTTGCGACGAATCGCATCAAAATCAATAGCCATCTTTTTCTCCTTGTAGCTTGATGGTCAAATGTATTCTAACCTAGCTTACAAGGATGTTCAATGTAGAATCTAACTTTTGCGTGATCTCTTACGCGGCTTTTTCATGGGCTTGACCTTAAGAGTGTCCTTGCCTACGACCTGCACCGGTGATCCGTTAATAGCGTGCATATAAGAAGCCCACGAAGGAGGCT